GTTCCAATGATGTTGCCAGCATTATTTTTACCCATTGCTTTGCCCAAGGCATCAGAACCTTTTTTGTCGGCATTATCTACGTGTACTTGTACACCAAATTGATTGTTGGCAATTTCTTGTAATACTAATTTTTTGATGGCTTTTTTGATAAGATCTCTGTTGTTCATAGTGTATATATGCGTTTAGTATATAAATAGTTGAGTCCACAAAAAAACCGCCATGTTATTGGCGGTTTGTGTTGTTTTTATAATATTTAAGCTTCACAACTCTTACAATCAAGGATACTTCGTCCAAGTTCTTGGGCTGGGTTTGTGCCACGTTGATAATATAGGCACTTTACACCCTGTTCCCAAGCAAATATAATCAATTGATTGACTTCTTTGACCGAAGTCTTGGGATGTATCTGCAAGTTTATACTTTGCCCCTGATCAATAAACTTTTGGCGAGCAGCAGCCTGTATTACAATTTCCTTTTGACTGATTTCACCAAATGTCTTGAACACTTCTTTTTCATGATCGCTCAAAAATTCAAGATGTTGTACAGAACCACCCTTGTGCAGAATACTCTTCCATACTTCTTGAGTGTTCTTGCTATGCTTTTCTAGTACATTTTCAAGATATGGATTGCGATAAGTGAACTTACCTTTAGCCAAATCTTTTGTATAATAATTGCTGTTTAGCGGTTCAACAGAAGGAGATACTTGACCAAGAATAAATGAACTGCTTGTGGTTGGTGCGATTGCCATTGTGGTGACGTTTCTCAACCCATAACCCTTCAGCAATGCTGGTTCACCATATTCTTCTGCCATTTCTTTGCTTGCAGCAATACTCTTGTCGCGAATAACACGATGAATTTGAGTATTGAGCAGTTTGGCTTCTAAACTTTCAAACGCAATCATTTTGCTTTGCAGATATGAATGCCAACCAAGAACTCCAATACCAAGTGCTCTTTGATTTTTAGCAAAGTTATGAGCAGCCTTGAGAAACGGAATATTTTCAGTTGCATGAATATAATCTTCCATCACAGCATCAAGAAAGTATGTTAATGTTTCAACAGCGTCAGTTGTTTTCCAATCGTCATAATGAAGCAAGTTCATAGATGATAAATTGCAAACAAATGTTTCATCTGCTGACGAACTCAAGCAAATTTCGCTACAAAGATTGCTGGCATATATCTTCATCTTTTTGTCTTTGTATACTTGAGGGGCATTATTGTTTACATTGTCGCTGAAAAAGATATATGGATAACCACTTTCAAAACGCTTTTTGAGCACTTTTGCCCAAATTGAGCGAGCGTCTTTGTCTCCATCAATCATCTTCTTCATGAACTTGTTGTTGACACAAACACCAATACTCAAATCTTGAATAGCATGACCTTCTTCACGAATACCAAGAAATTCCATGATATCCGGATGATCTATTGGCAAATATGCAGCAAATGAACCTCTACGAACATTTGATTGTGAAACAACTCTAGTCACGCTGTCAAACATTTCCATGAAATGAACAGGACCAGAACTGGACCCACCGACGCTGATTGGTGTGCCTCTGGCTCGCAGTTCTCCAAAATAACCAGACGTTCCGGCACCATACTTTGTAAGCATACCCACTTCAGCAGTCTTTTCTAGAATAGAATTCATTGTGTCTGACACATATGAACCATTGCATGAAATAGACAATCCTCGACCATTGCCAAAATTTGCCCACACTGGGGATGATAAACTATACCATCCCTTGTGCATATAAGACTCAAACTTTTCAGCAAATCCTTTTTTCTTTAGAATTTTTTCAGCAGCCTTTGATATTTCATGAATTCGTTCCTCGGGTGTTTGACCCTTGGGTAGATATCCTCTTTCAAGAAATGTTACGCTGTCTTTGTTTAGCCAATAAATGTCTTTGCTCATATATATTAAAATAGATCGTCGAATGTGATAGACTGTGTTTTCTTTGAGTACTCTACTGGACGCTTGTGAAAGAAATCAGTCATAGTATTGCCCATTACATCTTCATCCATCCACATAGTCAAATCAATAATTTCTTGAGACACATTGAAAATCTTTTTGAATCCAATCATTTCTAGTGAATCATTTAATCGCTTTTGTACATATCCTTTGAGAATATCTGCACTGATTCTTGAATCTTTATAGTCACCAATCATCCAATCAATGATTTTGGATTCTGCGTCGTATGATTCTTTGGCTTCGTGCAGAATGCGTGCTTCCAATTCAGCGTCAAATAATTCTGGCATTTCTTGTCGAATTGTATTTACGATCTTAACGCCAGCAAGACCATGTAGTGTTTCTTCTTTGGCCGTGTATGCAACTTGTTGTGCAGTGTCTTTGAGCAGACCCTTGTAACGATTGAACCAATTGATGATATAAAACTGACTAAATAATGACACGTTCTCTACATACAACGTGAATAGAATAAGAGAGTATACAAATTGTTTTTTATCATTTTCATAGTTCTTATCAAGATACTTGCGTAAATACTTTATTCTGCCTTGAATAATATCCAACTTTAGATTTTCTTCAAATATATCCTGCAATTGTAGCACATCCAATAGTTTTTCATATGCATTGTTGTGAATAACTTCAATGTTTCCCATAGTAATACCCAAATCAGATAATGCTGGATGTGGAAGTGTATCACCCAACTTTGTCCAAAACTTCTTTACAGAAATTTCAATTTGACCAATAGCACTCAATGTATTCTTGGTAATGAGTTGTTCTTGTATAGTCATCTCAGTCTTGTATTGTTGCAAGTCAGATGTAAATGTGAACTCGTTTGGAGTCCAATGTCCTGCCCACATTGCGTCTATATATTCTTGTGCCCAAGGATAGCGATTCGGTTTGCGTGCAATTTGTTCGTCGAAAATAGTCATAAAGGTTAGTTTTTGTTTGGGTGTTGTGTGGTGAATAAATACATTTTATAAAAAATAAATTTGTAAAAAAATTTTAGAATATTTTCTTACAAATTGGTGTTTTCGCCATTTTGCTTTTGGCGACCACTGTTCCATTTATTTTTCAACATGTTCTTTACACTATTATCATCACCTTCCATTGTTGATTGGATTGCCATAGATTCTTTGGATTTGGCGTCATACAAATCAATTTGACCAGTGCTGGTGTTCATATTGGCATACAAGGTAATACCATCTGGTCCAAATCTATTTTTGATAACATGGCAACGAGCAGTATTATTTGCTTTATCTGTTGTATTGCGAGCAACACTCAATACAAAGTCAGCAGTCATGATTTTACGATATGAATCCGCAATGTTATGCGCTTGAACAACATCTTCTTGACCACCACCGCGATTGGTTTGTGAAGCAGTCCATACTGGAATCTGTAGTTCACCAGCAGCCTGACGCAGTTCTTCATATATACCACCAGCCTCGCTATAACTGTTGCTGTTGGTTTCTTTTTCAAGCGGTCGCAAAATGTCGGCATAATCAACCACCATTTCATCAATATGAATTCCTTCTAATGCTTGAATGCGTTCAATATGAAACTTCAATGATTGAGCACTTACTGTCTTCAATGGAAAATACTTTACAAAAAGTTTTCCTTTGATGTCTTTGATTTTTTCTTCAACGTCGGATTGACGATGTTTAATTTCTTGAAACTCAATTCCTGTAAAACAACAATCATAACGAAGACCAACATAGTTTTCATTCAGTTCAAGTGTGAAATGAGCAATATTCTTTCCCGATTTCATTGCTCTGGCTCCGAGAGAGCAAAGCAGCCAACTTTTACCAATGCCCGCTGGAGCCACAATGATGCCAAGTTCACCAGGCCCAAGACCGCCATCCATGAGGCTGTCAATGACTTCCCAACCCGTTGATATAGTCTTGCGGCACATTTCACTCATGCGTCCTGCAACTTCTTTATGGTAGTTGTGTCCAAGATTACGTTCCATACCAGCCTTCATTGCCTTATCAACTAACCCCTTAATTTTATCATATTCACCAGTTTTTAGATGATCAACTGATTCAATAATGGCACTCTTCAACTTTTGATTCTTACAGAATTCAAGAAATTGTTCACGCACAAACTGCAAATCTTTTTCACTGATTTTTGTGTAAACTTGTGTTAGTTGCTGTACCACAGAAGATTTGAATGCATCATTTTCAATAGTGTCAATACGAACCTTGAATACTTGCGGTGTTGGCAAGTCTTTGTATTGAATATGATATTGAATAATTTCTTTGAGAATCCATTGATGGGCTTCGTTTTCAAACGCATCCACATCAATAATGTCGCATATTCTTTCAAGAAATACTTTGTCAGTTAAAATACTTGCTACAATTTTTACTTGGAATTCCAAGCCAAATTTATGTAGATTGTCGATGATTACTGGTGCCATAATAGTTATTTGTTAATACGATATTTCGTATTTGTTATTTAGTCAATTGTTAATTAGAATGTAAAATTAAGAAGTGGCCAACACCGATAAAGGATAAAACACTTCTTGCAACCACACGTGAAAATTTGGTATACTTGTATGCATACCATATGTGGTTAGTTTCTGAATGAAACGAAACTTGTTGAAATCATATATGCGTTGTACCGATTCGTCAATCTTCATTTGCAAAGATGGTGCAAAATTCGGTTCTTTCAGTTGCATCAGCGTATAGTTACGTTGTACAATTTCTGAATTTTCAACAACTGTGGCATATACTTTAGACTCATTGATACAATCTTTGGCTCGAAGCAGAATATTTTCTACCGAAGTTTCGGTTGATTCAACAAGCATAGGAAATCTTTTGATGGCAGTTTTTAGTCCAATGCCGCTTACACCATCAATATTATCAGAAGAATCTCCTTCTAATATACGATAATAAATAAAGTTGCTGGGATGAATACCATATTCATTGATTACATCCTGTACTCCATAAATCTTTTTCTTGATTGGACTCCAGATTTGAACACGATCATTTACCAGTTGTAGAAAATCTTTATCAGCACTCATGATAGTGATTCTACTATCTTTATACATCTGTGTGGCAATATATCCAATTGTGTCATCTGCTTCAATATAATCAATTGATACAATGCTCACAGGCAGTTCTTGCAGAAATGATACAAGTTTGCCCATTTGTTCTACAACTGATTTTTGTTCAGTGTTGCCATCGCTCATATCCTCATATGCACGATTAAGTCGTTTCATAACCTTTCTGCCATCTTTATATTGTGGATATAACTTTCTACGACGTTCACTGCCACCTTTGCCGTCAAATACAACAATGACTCTGGTTGGACGCAACAGTTTGATAGCATAACCCAAACTACTCAAAAACCCAGACACGCCACCAACATGCTCACCATTGCTACTCAATGTCGGGACCGCCACCCACGCCCTGATAAACTGGTTTAGTCCATCGACGACAAGAATATCACTATTTTTTTCTTTCTTTGTGTTTACAGGCAATGAAGCATGTTCAGATTTTATCTGAGAGAATATTGATGCGAATTTCTTTTTTGTTGGATCTTGCATTTACTTTGTTTGTTCCATTATAGCGTCGAAGAATCTTTGCATATTGTGTAGATATGACAATCCACCAACTTCTTTTATACCACTGTCATCTACTTTACAAAATGTTGATCCCATCAGTTCATTTCCTTTGAATCGTATTTCACAAAGCATAACAGTGCGAAGTGCTACATTGTCATGTTTTGTAAAACGAACAAGTTGCTCATCATATCTAAGACTGCATTTATTTGTAGTCAAATATACATTATCTCCATATCCAGTTTTATGAATTTCAATCTTATTTTCTTTGCACCATTTCTGAAATTCTTCCGGTTCAGATGGTGTAAAATTTGATGTAATATATTTATTTCTTGTAGCCATAATATTATTCGGATGCTGGACCCCAGTTGCCTTCCATCAATTCCCGCTTTGCTTGTTCAATGCATTGCTGCAAAGAATATGTGGGACCACCTTTATCTTGTTCTCTCCAAAGCCAACGCCCGTAATCTTTAATGTCAGCCGAATATGTTTTAAACACTTCTTCTTCAGTCATCTTTTCAAAACTCTCATAACTCAATTCTTCGAGAGGAACTTTTTTCTTGTTTTCTTTTTTTGTTGCCATAATATTTTATTTGAGAACCGTGTGGAGGTATTCCACTCCACACGATTAATTTCTTTAATCTTCCATTCCTTCTGCTTCCGAATCATACGAAATGTCATCTGCCATTTCACTATTCGGTGCCTTGTATTTCATTACGAATTGCTCGCAAATCTTAGAATACAAGTATTCTTTACATTCGGGGCGATCAACAAGCAACTTTGGCAAGTCTCTCTTTTCAAACACAACGGTTTCTGGGTCTTTACCAGCAACCTCCATGATGAATTGAAGATTCTTTGCTTTCTTGTCTTCTTCTTTTTCTTCTTCCAACTGCTTCTTGGTTTTTTTCTCACCCGCAACTTTCACTTTCTTGGCGTTGGTAACAACATCCCATTCAATTAGTTTTTCCAACCAATTTCCATAGTTGTCAATGCCACGGTCAAAGTAGATATCAAACTCAACAGAACGCATTGGTGGTCCCATGCGATTTTTGATAACCGTGCATTTGGTTTTGATACCAATTGCTTGCTTGTCGTTGTTTTTGATTTGACCGATACTCTTTAGACGCAAACGCAACGAGGCGTGGAAAGCAAGAGCCTTGCCACCACTGGTTGTGTATGGATCGCCCAATCCAACAAAGCCAACCTTTTGGCGAAGTTGATTGGTGAAAGCCAAACAAATACGCTGTTTGGCAATCAGCCCTGTGATCTTTCTCATTGCTTTGCTGATTGCGATAGCTTTGCCAGTGGCATAACCATCAGCACCGTGATCGCTTGCCATTTCTTTTTTTGTGGAAGCAGCAGCAACCGAGTCAACAAGAATTGTAACAAGACGATTCTTGCTGCTCTTGCGAACATAGCCGATGATTTCTTCGATTTTATCAAAAATATCTTCGACAGTATCAACATTGATATACAACATTTTTGGTACATCAACTCCAATCGCAGTCAAGAATTCAGTTGAAACGGATGTTTCTGTATCAATGAAAACTGCCATACCCCCCTTGCGTTGTGTTTCTGCAAGCAAATGAGCACCCATCAAACTTTTTCCGGATGCTTCAAGACCAGTTAGTTCAGTAATTCGACCAACAGGTAAACCTGCGTTTGGGCGATTGGCGATAGCCAAATCAACCAAACTATTTCCGCTAGAAACCCAATCGACTATTTGAGAAGGATCATCTTCGGCATCAAGAAAGAAAGCAACTTTACCGTCACTGTTCTTGTTGATGGACTCGGCCAATGCTTCTGCCAGTTCATCTCGACCGGAGGTAATTTCTACTTCTACGGACTTTTTCTTTTTTTCTTTTTCCATAATAATTATTATTTTTGAAAGTTAAAAAGGGTGTACCATTGTGTACAGCAGTACACCCTTTTAGAATTTAGTTTATTGATTGATCAACGCTTATTAGGCGTTGTTGAACAAATCATTAAACTCGTCAGCAATTGCCTTTGTAGTGGCAGGAGCCTTGACAGCGGACTTGGCGGTTGCACTCACAACCGGCTTTGCAGCAGATTCTTCCGATGTAGTGTCGGTTGTTTCTGGAGCAGCATCACCGTCTGGATTTGCTTCTGAGGCATTGAGCCAAGTATCCATAACAGATGCCAGTTCATCATAAGTCAATTCGGGAAACAGGTCTGTGACGTTCTTCTGATTTTTGACCTTTTCCTTGACCGCACCATCATTCACATCAAACGCAACAGTTGCGTTTGGCTTGACGCGAATTGTAGTTTCTGGAAATGACTTTCCGGTTTCTTCTGCGGTTTTGAATTCCACAGTAATATCGCGACCAGATTTTAGGTCAGTAATATCACCATAGTCAGGATCAGCAATGATGGCAAGAATTTCTTGATATACTTGCTTGCCCATACCCCAGAATTTCACACCTTCAGATTCTTGACCGCGAACAAGAATAGGAACATATGTACGAAGTTTTGGTTCCAATGCACGACCCTGTTTCCATTCTTCTTTGCTGCCGGTCTTCTTGAGCTTGCTGGCAAACTCAACGATTGGATCTGGACGACCAAACGAAGATGGAGACAAATATGTCTTGCCATTCATGTTGTAATGAAAAAGCAGTTCAATGAACGGATTTTCAGGATTGTGTGAATAAGGAACAATACGAATCGTTTGTTTACCTTGCGGTTTCCACAATGAAGTGGATTTTGTTGTGTTGCTCTTGAGAGAATCAAGACGCGATTTAATTTTTGATAGGTCCAATGCCATAATTTTTTATTTGTTAATGTTTAATCTTGTTTGACCAATTTGAAGTGCATCAACTAGGTCAAGGTTGATACAATGCATCAATAAATGACAATGGTCAATCTATAATAAGCAATATGCTCATTTTTTAATCGTTAATTAGTCATTAGTTAATTCAAATATAAGTATAAATATAGAGGGTAAATGCCTCAAAAATTTAGTAATTATATTTTAACAATTTTGACTAATTTTGTTGGCGTGATTTTTACTTTTCCGTCACGCGATGTGATAAAACAGCTACGATAATTGTTCCAAGATATTTGATGTGAAGATGACATTACTCCATTATTCTCAAGTTTGATCAACTCGTTGAGAGCATTTATGCTATAGATAATGTTATATTCTTTTTTACGATGCACACTCATGGTATGTGGATAAAACTCACTGCCATTCTTTACTACATTATAAGTCAAAAATATATCATCAATGTTGTCTCCACTTTGTAATACATACACTTTGTTGTCCACGATTTGATAATAGCTGCTTAATGCAGTTATTTCATTTTCGTAAGTTTGATATTTCGCAAACGTACACAACAGCTGTGCATTATATTCTGGCATATATCATATCTTGTTCTTGTCTGCGAGAAGTTTCAATTCATCGCGTTCAACACTCTTGACTGGCACAACTTCACCAGATAATGCAACTATTGCAGATGTGTTGCCCATGGCATCATGCCATTCACCATATGGCACTTCTTTCCAACCTTTACTGTTGGCAAATTTAACAGACACGGATACATAATTTGGTGCAGGCACGGCGACAGGTGATGGTTGTGTCGCCATTCTAGGTTCTAACGATGACTGCCCCGTTGCATCTGAATCCGGTTTTTTATTTCCGTTCTGGGTTGCTGTTTTTGTATCAACCGAAGCATCCGTTTGTGTGGTTGATGCACCTGTGCTTTGTTTGTTGGTTGCCCCAGAAATCTTTGCCAGTCTGGAAGCACGTGCAGAAGCATCATTATTACCGACGCTTGTTGGTGCAGCAGTCGCCGGTTTTTGTTCCGGCGTTCTATTAGCTTGTTTAGGACTTACTGCGGATTGTTGTGTTGAGTCGGTCGATGAAACGGCTTGTTGTGTTTGTCTCTTTTGCTTACCGCGTTTCTTATAATACAAATGCATTCCACCTTTGCCGTGAGTTGGATCGGACCCATAATGAGTACCTTTCTTGATTGCTTTTTGTTTATATTCGGCTGATGGAAATGTTACGAGCCAACCATCTTTGTTATATGCCTGACGTTCTGGGTATTTACCTTCATCCATGAATTTTTCAACAAACTCATTCACCGCTTGTTCATTTCCACAAGCATCATACATCGCCTCGGCAACTACTTGAATATGTTCTGTGTTTTTCAAGTTTACCATTCCATTTTGAATTCTATAATCCAACGATGCTTCTGTTATTATATTATTTATAAAATTATTCATTGTCTTTATTTTTTATGAAGTTGCGGTTGGGGTTGCGGTTGCGGTTGCGGTTGCGGTTGCGGTTGCACCAACATCTCCCGAAGCCTGTGCCTTGCTTCTGCCCATACCAGGAACATACATGAATAGTTTCCCAAAACCAAGCGCAATAAATTCCAAAGTTCTTATCTGTGCTTTGTCGTAGAGATATGCATTGTTTTGCTTCTTACGTTTGTCGATGATTATCATCTTGGTATACTTGTCAACGATCAACTTCATAATTTCGTTTTGAACGCGAGCTTGATCCCAATTTTCTCTAAAGAAAGATAACTTCATTGCTCTTTCTGCAATCACTTCATCACCTTCTTCATCTTTGGGAGATATTGGTACATTCAACGTGGTTTTTTCTCCTTGGGCAGAATCTATTGCCGCATTTAATTCAGGCACTTTATCGTCTGGTACTTTAAATTCACGATGCTTGTTTCCGATGTCAATCTCTACAGATCCAATTGATTCTTTTTCTTTGTTGTCCGGATTCTCTCTTTGACGTAGTATCTTCTCGGATATTATAAAAATTGAATCCAATAGAAATTGTGAAACTTCGCCAACTTTTGGGTCTTCAAAAAATGCATTGATTGCGGTTTCATGTTTGTCCAGATTTGGATTTTCACCAACGTTGGGATACAATCCTCCGTTGTTTACACCAACATCCTTTAAAATCTTGAGCATAAAATCTTTCATCTTTGGTTCCTTGTTCGCCGCCAATGCAAGTTCATGGATCGCTATATTGAATTTTGAATTCGAGAATTTGTCGAGTGTAGGTGCACTGATTGCAATCGTTCCACCGGAAACTTCTTTGACTTCTACACCACCCTCCTTGTCTCCAAATTCAGCAAAGATGATATCCATTTTTCTGTTTCCACCGGACGATGCTCCTTGTAGCAAAAATACAATCGGCATTTCACCTCGACCAGCACCCGCAAACTTATTGTCGTCTATCTTATTGATCAATTGCTGAAACTCTGGGTATTTTTTTCCGCTGTATATATCAAGTGCTTCTTCAATTGTTGGTATCGTGTCATACATTCTGCGGTATTTATTTATCAACGATTTATTTTCAAATGTTTCAAATATTTCCTTCAACTTCCTAACATTTGCCAGTGACACTTTTTTAACATTTCTTAATTTCTGGAACACTGGATCTTTTTCTGATGCCGCAATAGCATTGTTGATATTCTGATCGTTTGCTACTCTGTATTGTTCAGGTTTAAGATCGTGCGGGCCATTGTATTTCTGTGATTTTGGATAATCTGGATATTTTTCTTGATCTGGGTGTCCTATTGATATCAACGTCGGTGCCTTATCTTTTTTGTTTGGATCGGATACTTTGAATAGATATTCATAGTCTTCGCCAGTATTGACTGTCTTTTTTGCCTCGCCAAACATATCGCCTATCGCTCCATCAACTTGATTCTGTTCCAATCCATATTCGGACAATATCTCATTTAGTACTATCATGTTTTCTGGTGTGTCATGTCCAGACACCAATCCATCGTGTGAACGCATTGCCCATTCATTCAAAATGTCGTTTATGATCTTTGGATTTTCCATAATATATAAATATTCATATATACCACAAAACCGTCTATGATATATACAACTATATTATAAATATCAAGCAAGATCAATATGCTTCATATCTTTGTAATTTTTACCAATATATACTTTGACCGGAAACTTGTCGCGTTCCATGATACTTTTTAGTCTTTTTATAGTATCCATCTTGTCATCTTTGTGCATATCAAACAATATGCTGTCATATGTATATAGCACAGTCTTACTTTTCTTGTTTTTTAGGTACTCTAATAGATCACCTAAAACATCAACTGCCATCTCGGTTTCAAATGCTTGTAATATATAATTAAACAATTTGCTTGGATTGGCTTGTGGAATATGACAAGTCTTGATTTTTCTTTTATATTTGGGAGTTTCAATATATCCATTCTCATTATAGAACTTCCATCTATGGTCAATATACTCTTGAATCTTGGCAAAGTATGGTATGTGTAGCCATTTCTTATCAAACCCTCCATAAATCTGTGGAAAGGTATATGCTTTGGCTACTGCAATATCTTCTTCATTTGCCGCTTTCTTATTAAAATAATACTTGGATAGATAAGCATATGGATTTTCGTTTGTTTCCATATGAAAATTGACCAAATGAGCAATAAGACGAGGATGAAAAGCATTATAATCCATCATAACAAGCATACCATCATTGCCATGTCTGCTAACAAAACATGTTCTGCTATCATCGCTTTTATTTAAAGCAGCATAATTTACACTTGCAAATCTATTGCTTGGTCTGCCTGTTGAAGTCAACAAGTTATATTGTGTATATACCAGATTGTTTTTTACATGCTTGGTTTGTTCATTACCAAATTCTTCAGTAAAATCCTCATTCACGCATATGCCATTGGCTTCAAGTTCTGCAAAACAGTTTGTGGTGGTATTGTTTACAAACTTAAATCCATCTTCTTTTATAATACTTGTGTCTAGTTCATCAATACCTTTTATTTTTTCCATGAACGAGCGAGCATGCTTTAGCAATGGCACACACATGTTTACATCTGGTACATTTCTGAAATTATTTTCAACAAACTTGTGAGCATTTGTGCTATAATCAACATCATCAATTTTACCGTCGCTCAAATACTTTATCAAATTAACATCCACAAAATCATAATCTTTGCCCATCAATTGCACCATATTCTTTTTGTCTATAACAAACTTGTTGCGAATACTGATTTTCAATGCTTCTTTGATTTTATACAAAGATTCTGGCGGCGTCGAGCCTTCATTGTGTTTGATTGGCACGCACCAATATGATTTTGATACCAAAAAGTAAAAGAACAAAACACTAACTTGATTGTTTGCAATATGCTTTTCTGCGTCCATACACACTGCATCTATCACCATAATATCTGATGTGATATGAGACAACAATAGTTGCAATTCAAAATCTGTTTCTACAATTTGCACATATTCACGTTGAATGAAATTTGTGCTTTTGTCAACCAGATATCAATGGCCCTGCCAATATTCCAAAAGGTTGGGCAATAATTTTTTTAAGTCAATGCCAACTTCTTTTTGTACTCGTTCAATTTCAAAACGATTCAAGTCAGAAACACCCGGATCAATCACACCATTGATGTTGCGATTTTCTCTTGGTCCAATAATCACCCAATTTATATATACCACTTTATATAAATCTTGATTTATTTTGTTTGCTTGTTCGCTTTTTATTTCAACAAGAACATTGTCGTTTATTTTCTTTGCAAATGCTCTGGTGAAATTTCCGTTTGTGTAATTTCTTGAAGATGGTGTTGGCTTAAATGGCAATGGAGATTCCCCTGTGGATATTTCACTAAATTTACCATATTGCGATGTTATATCATCATTATATTTCATATATTATTCAATTGATGTTAGTGGTCTTGCTTGTGCAGTAACAGATGTGGTCCATACTTTATTTTCAACTTTCTGCTTCACATCCGAAACTTGCCATACGCATCTTTCATAATTATATGAACTTGGTACATGGTCAAGTGTAAATTGAGAAAGTGCTGTAATTCCACCAATACCCAATAATTCCATAGTGAAATTGGTACCTGGCATCAATCCGTTGTTGGTATAAACAGATCGTTTGTCTTTTGTATTCAACAAAACAGACTTCAAGAAACTTGGTCCATTTTCAGCCAAAATATGAACTGTTTTTTTGTCCGGTGCTGTATAAACATAAAATTCTTTATTGTTTTCAGATTTGAACATTCGTTTAAGCTTAGTTTGGCTATTATCCTTGGTATTATTTGACGGGGTTGTTTTGTCTGGCGGAATGACGCCTCTATCAAACAATCTGTCTCCGCGAGAGAACTTACTTATTTCCATCGTCTTTGCATCATAGTTTGCGGTGCCATATTCTACCGGTAGATCTTTTCCACTTGCGCTCTGCATGACCATTTGATTGGACATTTCGCCGCTCAACTTTACAGAAAATTCTGCCGATTTCATGAACGCGGAATTTACCGACCCAATTGATATTGTCAATAAACTTTTGGCATCTTTTACCGTGTTGATTGGACTAAAATTGGAATCTATAACCGTGTATACCGTTCCATTTCTTTCAACGGGTCTGCATTGCAATTGGCAAATATTACACATTGCTTCGGATATATGCTGCAACAATTCTTCTACCAATTTCAGTATAGTTTCATTTTTCTTAACAAGTGATTTAAAAAAATCTACAGAAATATATATATCGTCCAGATATCCCCAATATCCAGACGTTGGACCGGTTCCATCTAAACTTGGATATATGCTATATACCGGAAAAGAATTCCCGTTTTTGTTTATGACGGATTGTATATCATCATATGATCCGTCAAATTCAAATTTATCTATTACGTTTTTAATATCCGGAAACAACGTGTAATAATTACCGGACTGCGTCGATGCATCTGCAAGACTTTTTCCTTGGGTTGCTTTTGGGTCTTTAGTTACAAACCTGGGAGCAAATTGATTTGGAATCAGAATGTTTTTGTTGGTAGATTTTAGTGCAGGGTGTGCACAGATTGTGACATCTTTCACATCAAACCTTGACGCGCCGACATTGGTATCATTTCCGTCTTTATCAATAAACTTTATAGAGAAGAACGTGTTTATTATGTCAGCAACCAGATCCATTCTCATCCAAGCGTCTTTTTCATACTTAAACACTCTACCTTCAGTTTTTATGTTTAATTTTTTGGCCACATCTGTTTTTTTGTCAGGTTTATCCTGTATAGTCATATTTTCCATATCACCACTGAAAGCAAACTCGGTAAAATCTTTTAATTGAATAGTTTTCTTTTTGTCTTTTGGATCTGTTTGTGAAGCCTGTTTATTTTGGTATGATTGTCCTTCAACCAAATAATTTGCATTTGTTATTGTTGTAGAACAATCATATCCTCCAAATTCATTGATTGAATATCCATAATCTGTTATAAACCCCATAGCCAAATCATAATTTCCGTTGGAAGCTTCAACCCAATCCGTTGTGTATTCCGGCGTTCCTTCAAAAATTCCATACAACCATTTTGTGTCTGTCAAGTCAACCAAAGAAATTGTATCATAATGGTTCCATCCCCATTCCACCAAACAAGTAATTCGAGGTGTAAGAAAATACGGAGTAAGATATTCAAGTTGTGACAATGAATAACATTTCCATGTTATCTTTGTTTTGCGACACAATGCATTAAATCCACCATTTGCACCACCGGAAAATTCAGTATCTATTGAAACAATACTTGGGGGTGGACGGTGTGGAAAATCTGAAAAGAGTTTGGATCTACCATCCACAACAGCTTCACCCGTCATTGTTCCCAATTGATGTGGCTTTCCATAAGCATCAACTCCGATGGTTATATATCCGTCCGGAGAAAATCCATAACTTTCATCAAATCCCTCGGTTCCTCCCATCACAAAGCCTTCTTGCCCCGCATCTGCCATAGATGATATACCATTAGAAAATACTCGTACCCACGCGGTCTTTGGACCGCTGTATGGTTTTCCTTCTGGATTGGACCCATACTCGCGAGTTCTTCTGTCAAGCTCGTTTTTGATCCAACCGTCGAGTGGATGCAATCCCCACGGAAATATTTGCTTGGGTAAGTTTGCCATAGTATATAACCTTTATATTGAATTCTCTCTTCTAAAATTTGAGACGATTGTGTCTGTGTTTATTGGTATTCTTATTTGTTTTCCCGTTGGTGCTTTGAGTGTGGCTTTGATGCCATTGGCTTGAGCAATAATCCACCACAAAGTTGCATCTCCATAATATTTGCTGGCCATGCTATCTAAATAATCTGTTTCATTGGCCACCACATAAATATCATTGGTATAATATGGTATTTTTGGATAGCGAGTGGTTCTATACACTCTTTTTCCGTCATAACGATTAAACACATTGTTCTTGTTTGATATATATCTGTTCATAATAACCACCTCTCGTTTACTGTTCCATCTGTTTTATATGATGCATTGCCGTAGTGAGCATCGCTGCCCAGCGATTGTCGTTTTTCCATCAACTTTAATGCAATTGATACATCCACTTTCATTGGTAATTGACGAGATTTTACACCATTGATATTGATTGTTTTGGTTGGGCTTGCTACATATGAATAATCTTCCGAACGCAGTGTTTCCCAATTTGTGTCATCTGGTATATTTATGCCAATATTACTGACCACGCACGGTTGATCATAAAATAAATCTCCTAATCGCAATGTAACCATTGGTGGATAAATAAAACGACTTTCTTTTCCGGATGTATCATCGGTTGCTGCGTCATTTGTCACAGTTGCTTTACCGGTGTATTTGCTTGGTTTTGTAAATCCAACCAAATAATTGATTCTGTTCCACATCGGTAGCATTTCTAGCGCACTGTTTGCATATACAGTGAATGAAAAGTTTACATCTCGGCTAAAACCTTTGTACAAAAATAATTTATCTGCGCGACCAATATAACTTATATCTTCCCATTCTGCACTGTGTTGGTCGCTCAAAGATGTGATAGTTGCTCTGAATGGTACATATATCTTGTTGATCAAATCATAAAAGTAAAAAAAGATTAAATCTTGAGATTGCTTGTTATCGGATTTTGCCAATAACTCATTTGGTACAGTTCCTCTTTCTCCCTTAATGACATCATATTCATTATATTGGTCACTTGCATTTGCCAAAGAATTGTCTTCATAGTCAGATACTTTTGCAAACATTCTATCATCAAGAGTAATAATTCCCGCCGCTTTTTGCATCAGAGATTCAAACTTCTCGTTGGTGCTTCCTTTACCCGGTATGTCTTTATAAGATGGATATGACGTTTCATTTCCGTCTGGATTTTTAAATTTTAATCTATCATATGCTTCTGTTGACCGTCTGGATTGAATAGGTTTATTTATATCAAACGACTCAATAGTTTTAATGTATTCCGCATACACATTTTTCAACCCCGTAGTTCCTTGCAATGCTCCTATTCCACCGGTACTTGGGTCTGAAGTTAATCCTTCAGTTTTAATTTTATCATCATCTGCATACCAAACTATTGTATCTTTTCTCTTTTGTTTTTGTGGTGAATATTTATGAAAAACTTTAACGTTATTTTTTAGATCAATGTTTAATTCAATTTTACCATTGTAAAATTTTGGATAGTTTGTGGCGGTAGTGGATAGTAATTCAGCCTTGTCTTCCAAAAATACATGATATGCACCGTCGTTGCCATTTGGATATTCCGGTCTAAATTCCCAAGATAAATCTGGGTTTCCGTTTATACCACTGCGCCAGCGTGGATTGGTACCCGAAATATTATTTTTTAAATTTTTTATCAAACCATCCAACAAATTTTGTAAAAAAGTCTTATTTTTTTTTGGACCGCTTGTGGTAGTAATCCATGTTCTTGAAAATCTATCGTCTGCCGACATTGCTGTATTAAGACGAAGTTTTCCCGCTCTGCTTCCTCCCCGGCCACCCGCATAGTCTGAAACGTCGCGAGTCGCAGTTCCATCTATTGGATTTGCACTTTGGGCTTCCATTTCACAGGATTGTATGCCAAGCGTACTAAGAATTGCAGTCCTAAAAAAGTCTAATCCAACCGTTTCCATGTGACGAATCGGATAATCAATCAATCCAAACGAACCGGGTTTTGCTGTTGCTTTCAATAAACTTAATGGATTGTATACTCTTGTTTCATTAAAAGCATTTGCATTTTGCATCGACCTCTGACTGCTGAAGAACTTGAATCCATTTCCTGTTACTGAATATTTACCAATTCTTTGCAAATCTCTTACTGTTGAACCAATCGGAGATGCT